TTATTAACATCTAAATTAAGTCCACCAAATAAGTTTTTTAAAAATTTCATTATTTATAATCTTTTGTTATATCCTTATATCTTGTTCTACCATTATCTGAATAAGCACTTAGTATTTGATTTCTATTTCCCCTACAATTAAAGGAAATATGTATCCAACTATAATCAAACTCCTCTATCATCTGATCGAATTCTAATCCTAATTCTAAAACTGCATCAAATAACACTCTATTATTCATTATGCCATCTTTGTAGTATTGAATATCTGCCGCCTGTCCCTTACAATGTTGAGAAGTTGCAGTATATTTTCCGTCTATTATTTTATGTGCTCCGCCGATTGCTTTATTTAATTCAGTAGATCGAAACCCCGAAGTAACTCTAATTGATCCTACTTTATCTCTTAATGGTTGTAATAGATTATTTACTAATTCTTGTAAATTATCTATGTGATCGATATTCGGCTTGTTAGATAGTCCTTTTCGTTTTGCAGTTTCAGATTTTTCAAATTCCCAAAGTGTAAAGTTTTTAGATAGTTTCATATTTTAGATAAATAACTTATTAATAATACATTTAAAGTTGCTAGAGATAAAAAAATTAGTATTGCCAAAACATCCTTCATTATTCAAATCGCTTTAACATTATTTTATCTATTACTTTTTGTATATCTTTTTTTGTGCAAGTTAATTCTAACATTAAGTTTGCTTCAAATCGGTCTACTTCTATTCCATCGTCAAAAATTATAATTGTAGGAACAGAAATAATATCGTATTTGTCTTTTAATTCAGGATTATGACATATAATAACATTCTCTTTTTTACATTCTTTTAATGTTGATATATTAAAATCATTATCGCTATTCCATTCACTATTAAAATGAATAACCGAAACTTGACCATTACAAGCCACAACTCCGAAAAACCACATGGCTACAACATAAAATACTATCAATAAAAAATTTTTCATTTTAATTATTTTAATTCATAAACCCGCTCCTCTATTCTTTCTAAACTTTTTTCTACCTTTTCTAATCTGTCTGCATTCGACATGATCGTTTTTCTTATTAATTCATCCTTTAATTCAAATTCTTTTTCACTTATAGGCATTTTTGGTAAAGTTTTTGCTAACTCCACCTCTGCTTTTAATGTAAAATAAGTCGTAGAAATACCAACAATAAAGCCTACAACCATTATTATTGTTTTTAAATCTAAAGTGAATTCGCTTTTTTCATTTATTTTCATTTCTTACACTCTGATTTATTTGTGCATCTGTCTGCTAACCCTTGTGAGATAAGCAAAGCAATCGCTATTAATACTACATTATTTACCGCTTGGTCGCTAATTCCTATTTTATCTGAAAAAAACAATAGAAAAATTGTTCCTACTGCATACCAAAATTTCTTACTAGATGTTATTTTTTTTAATAATTCCATATTTATATAATTAAAAGGTTAAGTCCTAAATTTATTGAGTAATTTTTTCTATCAAAATACTTCAAATAATTTATATCAGTATAAAGAGATAAGATTCTAGTCAATTTTAAATTACCTATAATACCAAAATCATAATCTATCCCTTCATGTCCATATTCTGTTAATGCAAAACTTTTAAATAAATAATTTCCATACAATAAAACAAACCAATTTTCTGCGTATTTATAATATGATAAACCCGCAACAATAGATAATGTATTTTGATTACCCAATAGATCCATTTCTCTTTTATTATATTCTTCTACGTAATCTGCATAAAAATTGTGTGCCTGTTGTATTGAATTTGCGATTGTATCGCCATCTTGATTTGTCCATATTGTATATGCATCTTCCCATCTATCCATATAACCATTCATATTTGCATCTACAAAAGCCGATTCGCTTTGTATACCTAATTGTTCCTGTATTGAATCAAAATTATTATAATTTGGAAAATCTCTTTTAAACGGATTAATACTGTAAACCCTATGATTTCTACCAATTACACCCAAAGTCGCCTGAAAATCGCTAAAATTAGCCTTAAAACGCAAATCTACTAGTTTGTAATTAAGATCTACATAACCATTGTTAGATGATTGTATTTTTGCTATATAATTTTTTCCTGTATAACGAAACCAAAAATCACTATTTGTATACTCTATTCCTCGATCTTTAATTTTTTCATATTGTAATAAGTATTCAAAATTACCAATCGGGGATCTGTGAATAGTAGCATTATTTTCTTTTCCGTCGTAATAGAATTTAGGTTTTTTTTCAAATTTGTATCTACCTATTTTTTTAATTCCTATTTGATAACGATAATTGGATCCAAATTCATTAGTTGTTTCAATCAATTCATTATTTATATACTGATAAGTTTCTACGGGTTGCATTGTAGAATTCATAGAATAACCACCATATACAGTTGAGTATTTATAAAATTGCCCAAAACTTAATAATGGAAATAATAATATCAATAAAACTAATTTCATTATTTTTTACGATTATGTTTATCGATAGCATCTGTAACATTATTAATATGTGTAGATGTGACTATTGTTTCTAAATGAGTGCTTTCTATAGTTTCCAATAACTCATCTTTTAATGCTATACATTCTTCTAATTTATCTTTATTGTTACTAGTTACCGCATTTTCCATTAATAATTCAAGTAATAATAATTTAAATTTATCGTCCATATTAAGCTATTTTTAAAAATTGATAAGTGCAATAAACATCCATGTTCCATCCACCGTTAAAAGTATCGTTTGACCAAACACCTAATTTTGAATTCAAAATCGGAATAGTTGTTCCTACTCCATAAGAAATTCCTGAATTAAATTGGCTAGATCCTGTTGAATACAAACTCCACATTCTTGATCCTGATGCAGTAGTGTTTATACCATTCATAAGATCGTTTTTATAATCTAAATAATAATAATATAAACTTATAGGTTTGTTTGTGGTAGGATTTAAATATCCAAAATATAAATTATCAGAAGATGATTCTTGCGTTGCTCCTGCATCCCAATAACAATGTAAAAAAACTCTTAACGGTATTGCAATATGACCTGTTGGTGGAGCATCGCAAACTGCAATAGGAGTATTATTATATTTTAATTTTTGGACATCACTTGCAATGATTGTTGTTTTTTTTGTATGTATTAAATATCCCGCTTCTAATTTTTTACTCGTTCCTGCAGATGATGAAGTGGTATCTGAAATATCTACAACATGTAAAAAATCTCCACTACCAACTTCCGTTAGCGCTGTTTTGTCTGTTAGTTTTACTGGACTTGCCATGTTTTAATAGTTTTTTAATATATTTTTTTAGCAATAGGATATTCCTATTTCTTGGTCTGCTCTTTCTTAACATATATCAATATATTTAGAAAGACCTGTTCCTTGTGCCCACGCTTTTAATTTATTAGATTTAAAGTCAGGGTTAAAATCTACATTCATATTTGAATAGTATGATGTTTTAGAAGGACTTAATTCTCCACCCGTATTAGAACTATATTCAGGAAATGAATCAGTTTTATTTGAAATATAATCTATCATTCTTTTCATGTAGAATTCTCCCATATTAATTGCATTTTCCATAATAGGTTTTAATTCTTCGTATGTTGCTCCATTTCCTTGTTCGTTATTCATTTGAGTTACCGAGTGACCACTAAATTTTAATCGTAATACAGGTAATAATTCTGCAAAAGCAAATTGAACTAATGATTTTTGTATATAATTTTCAACGAGTGTTAAATAATCGTTCGCTAGTGATCCACTTGTTATGTCATTTTTCAATTTATTATATAAATCATCTCCTAATTTAGGGTATATATATTTGTCTTGTGCTAACAAAATTACGGGCATAATGATATCTGCATCAATAGTATCCGACAATGGGGTGTCTTTTATTAATCTATTTCTTGTTATAAAAACTACGTGATTTGTTGCCATATTATTTTAATCTATAATCTCCTACTTTTCTTGCATAACTGTCGTCCACTTTTGGAGTAACTCCCATTGAATTAGCAAAAGATTGTGAAACTTCTTTAAATCTATTTAATGTTCCATTAGGTAAAAATTCTCCACCTTCGTATGTATTTCCTTCATCATCTACATATGTATATCCTTCAGGAACTTGTTTTCTAAAATACCAAACCCTTTCCCAATAATGTTTACAATTAACTCCTCCTTTGTATAAAAATATATCGTATTTATTTGTGCCCTTAGGACCAAAACCTTTATTGACCGCTCTACTACTTGCCTTTTTTAAATCTTCAACAGTATATAATGTTCCGCTTTCTGACTTTGCTACCATTTTTTGACAAAAGGATCTACTATTGTGTGAAATAGGTCCTACATATCTATATAACAATCTAAACATACCAATATCCGATGCTCTTGTTATAGCATTTGGTTTACCCGCAGGAGCATATGCAAATTCATGGTATTTTGGAATAGTATCGGGTTCTGCTTTTTCTGAGTGTGCTTCAAACCACATGTGATCATTTATTTCTATTCCTATTTCATCAAAGTATGCTAAACAAACTTTTTCGTTATCATCGTTTATTTCAATGTGTTTAGATAAGTTTTTTTTATCATGTTGGTTTACTATCTCTCTTAATTGCTCAATCGTCTTTTCCGACATGGTTTGTTCTACCCCCTCTTTCTCTTGATCTTCTTCATCCATAACTTTTACAGAATCTAAATCTAAGAAATCTGCAGGTTTAAGTGTTTTAATATATATAGGAAGTGTTATTTTATTTACTTTAAATAATTCTTTTAAACCATCTATTAAAGTGTTTTGAAATACAGAAATTACCGTATTATTAAAAAGTGAATATGAATCACGTAATTCGTCTGCATTATTTCCAAACCCTGTTCCATCTCCTTTTACTCCAAATAATAAAGGACTAGTTACACGATGTGAGGTTAGAACTTTTCGTGATACTTCGGTAGATAAAAATTGGTATGAATCATCGTTATCGTTAGGTGTTAATGGGACAACTTCAGGAGTATGATCCTTACCATCATTAAATGTCATAATTATTTTTCCTGCGTTACCCCCTGAAACAAACTTTGAATTAATTTTTCGCTCTATTTCTCTCCTTTCTTCTTCTGTTGGAACTCCATTAGAAAAATTAATCATTGCACTAGGAAAAAAGCCATTATCTAAATTCGCCAAATGAAACTCCGCTACTGACATGTCTAAACGTATGTAATCCGCACCACCTATGTAATCAGGTAGTCCATAATAAAAGGATTGAGGATTATATTCTTTTATGCAATATACTTGACTTGCATCCGTTCTGTTTTTTTCATCAAATGCTTTTATTGTTTGGGGAGGATGTTTTCTAGTATCATTCCAATCGTAACAATAATAGTATTCGTTAATTTTTCCAAAAGCATCGCATTTTCCAATTCTAATATATTGTGCAGGAATATGTTTTATTTCTGCTATTCGTGTTCGTGCTTTATTCCATATGACATTTATATAACATGCTCCAAATAATTTTAAATCAAAAGAAAGATGTTTAATAGTATTATGATTACTATTAGTTAAAAGTTTTGTTAATTGTAGATATTGTTCTTTTTGTGATTCATTAAATTTCTCTTTTTCTGCTACATCTATTCCCTGTAATGTTCCATCTTGATCACCCGCAATCATTGATGAAACTCCTTTTACTATTGCAGAATGAATACCCGAACCTACAAACAATTCTATAAGGTATTGTGGATATAAATTATCTTCTCCAAATGAGATCCAATTTTTTCTATCGTCTTCAATTATATGAGGTATATTATAGTGAGATAAATTCACTACTGAAACATCATAATTTTTTTTGTTTTTAGCCATGTTAAATAGTTATATATGTTTCATTTGGGTTAGTGTCTTTTGTAGAAATATAAGATGTCCATTTAATTTCTTTATCATTGTCTGTTGAAGGACTAACTAGTAAATGCTCAAAAAACACTTTATAAAAGTCGCTACTATTATTTGCAGAATCATTTTGATTATAATGAACAGTTAATTCATAAAGTCCATATGGAAAATCATTCGTCCCAAACTGAACACAACCACCATTTGTAGATGCTGAACTATTAGTTAAATCTTCATCAGTTGCAATAGATGAAGTTTGTATAAACAAATTTACAACTTCTTTTTTTTCTTCTAAATACCACAAGTAAGGTTTTACTAACTTTTGTTTGTTAGTTTCTTTGTTTTTAATTTTTATTGTGGGTATAAATGCTTGGTTTGAATTCTCAATCCATATACTATCTAATATGTTTGCAAGAATTCTAACAGTTTTTTTAGAACTTGTAACTTCCGCATCTATCATCTATTCACTTTTTTTAGAAGTTTTTACAAACCAACTATCTCCATACATTATTTTAATTTCTTCTAATTGATGAGGTTGCATTTCACCTAGAGGAGTAAGCCACCCACCTAATCGTTTATCTTTGTGTTCTTCTTTTACTTTTAAATTAGCCATGTTATTCTTTTTTAATAAATATAAATTTAATGTTTTTGTTTTTATATATGTAAAATTGTAGCACCTTATTTAATGCGTAAAATCTCATAAAAAAAGAGGACAAACCATCGTCAAATGTGCCCTCTTTTTCAAAACAGAATATGAAAGTTTTATTATAATGTTGGATATGTTCCTGCACTCAATGTTAACGACGCACCAACTGAATACGACAATCCATCAAATGGATAATTTGATGTTCCCGGAATTCCACCTCCTCTTTTAACCGCTATATTTCTAGGTTCGTTTGCAGTAAGGGTTATATTAAACCCTGACATATCTCCTTTTGCTTGTCCTGTTACCATAGCACCGCCTGAGCATTCTGCTCCCCAAAAATAACCCATACAATGAACATTGTGGTTTGCATCCAAAACAAATGCTTGAAATCTACCTACTATTACTGCTTGAAGCATTTTAAAATCATCGTCAGTTATTTTATGAAATGCCAATTCTGCGACTTGCTCAACTGCTGTTGAACCTGTTGCAGGATCAGTCGTTATATTTGATGTGTAACTACTTGAATTAGGTCTAACATCAAATTGCCATAATTCATCTGAATTCGCAAGTGTGTCAATTAAACCATTATTATTTGTAGCTAAAACCCAATCAGTTGCAAAGTTAAATTTGTAAGGAGCAAGATAAACTTTTATTATACCCCCAACAGAATCTTTACATGAAACTAATCTTCCTGAAACCGTATTACAAGCCATTTTTTATATATTTTTTTAAGTTAAAAGGGAGTATATTTCAACTCCCTTTATAATCAATTTATGCATGAATAGAAGATCCGAATACTCCATCAGTTGGAATACCTACTCCAACCCCGTAAGCCCATCTCATAACAATTCTAACTTGATCACTTCCATCGTATTGATACGTAGGAATAATTTGAACAGAAGTTACATCCGTTCCAACATTAGATGCTACAACTAAGTTTTCAGGATAAGTTGCAATTATACAATCGTTTGGCATTCCTGGACAAACATAAATTGGATAACCCATAAATGTAAGATTATCAAAATTTGCCGCCGCACCCAACGCTTGGAAAGTAGTTGCGTTTGCTAGTGCTTG